AAACACGTCTAAAGCCGCAACGGCTTCCCAGAACTCATCAGCGTCCATCGAACAGACCTCTTCGTACGAAAAAACCCCGCTAAAAACTAACCGCCAGAAGGCCGCTCGTTGATGAACTTTCTGGCGGTATCTCGGCAAACTCGGCTTACCTTTGGGGGCGTACCGTGGATCAGGAGCGAAGAAACTCCTCGATCTGACGGATAACCTCTTCCAGTTCGCTCACGCTCTCAAAATCGTCCAGCGTAAGCCCCGACGGATCCGTCACCACGTGATCAAGCAAGCTCTGAGCATACACAGCGGTTTGGATCACTCCCCCGGCACCTCGGGCGCGGTCACTGTTCTCCATGTACCAGCGGATTCCGGGATGTTGAAGCTTATAAGTTTTGCCGTTGACCGTGATGGTCGCAGTTTTGGGCTGCTTCGGCATAGTCTCACTCCTTTAGATGTTAAACGCGGCCTCGTAATCGGCCACTAGAAACTCCCACTCGGCGTCCTCAATCTCATCACCGCGTGAGAAGGCCGGCAAGTTAACGATCTTGCACTCCGACCCACCGATGCCAACATCCCCGTCAAAGTTGCGATCCTGGACAAGGATCGTAATAGGCTCGGCGCTCGGNTCGTCCTGCCGCCGCCACAGCTCATNCAAGTAGGAGTTCGACGGACTGTTGTGCTTCAAGGTAATGGTGATGGTGCCGGTGTCATCAGCTGACCGGACGAAAGTCACCTCACCTTTCGCACCTACATCAGCCGAATAGCGCTCGGTGTTTCTCTCACCCTCGATGAACGTCCCTTCCGCGAACCCGACAATCTCCCGACCGTTCACGATGACCGCCACGTTGCGAGGATCGTAAAGGTCCGCCATGGTCTGATTCCCCTNTCACGTCAAAGTCAGAAGGGGCGCCGTTAATGGCGCCCCGCTTACACCCGAACGACACCCGTGACTCGCACTCGATGCACGGCGCCGGCCAGGACAGCGTCCCAGTAGACGTCCGGCAGGATGCGGTTCGCCCGGTCGTTGGGGTCGACGTCCTCCCGGCGCGGCGCCCGAACCGTGAACTGCCCGGTGCCATCGTCATTTCGGGCCACAATACCCAGCGTCGTCGCCTGCTGCAGCGTGGTGCGGATGGGCTCGATGATTTGGGCGATCCCGATGTTGTCATACGGGATTTTCTCGTTAACGAACAACACCCGGCTGATGCGCTCTTCCATCCTCGCCTTCAACCAGTCTTTGGCCAGCTGGATGTCGGCGTAGGTCTTGTCCGTCACATAGCCCTCCGATGTCTGCAGCACACCGAACTTGCGGACGTAGGTGATGACGCCGGCATCATGCAGCTGGCTGATCTCCGTCACAGTAAAACCGGCCTCGGAAACGCCATCAAGCGTCTTGAACTTGAACGTGGCCGACCCGGGTTGCAGAGGCGCCATGCGGCCGACCAATGCCGCGTCGGGGTACTCACTCGGCGCCGTATGCGCGAAGTAAACCACTCGGGCGCTGTTGATGGCCTGGGCCTGCGCCACAATCTGAGCCGCCGTCATTCCGGCCTCGTTGGTGAAAACGGCAAATTTGCCCGCGGCTGCCACCCAGCCGGCCANATCCTCAAGATCGGTTTCCTCATGCTGGCGTGGCGCGAACACGAGCCAATACCAGTCGTTGTGCTGCTGAACCAGCCCGTTGAGCGCCGTGGCCAAATCGCCTGGCGTCGGGGTCGTGCGATCGATGCTGTAGATGGCCACCCGCCCGGGATTGGGCGACTGGCGGAAAATGGCCTGGGCCGCCAGGTACTCCGGGTCGGTGGGCTGAAAATCCTCGGCCACGGCCGGCAAGGACGTGTACTCTTTGTAGGCATGCGCCTTGGTTGTCCCGAAAATCAACGGCAAACCAAAGCCCCTCTGTGTGAGGGGCCGGGTCTGGTCCGTGATGACAATCTCCACGTCCGTCAACGGCATGGTCATCACTCCTTACAGTTGGATCTCCTGGGCGATCTCGCCGCCCATGCCGGTGATGCGCACCCGCTCTATCGTCGGCACCGTCACCTGGAGGACATCGACGACCCGCAGGCGCACATCGAAACCTTGCCTCCGCTCAATCTGTTCGTCCAGCACCGTATCCCGGTCCGTAATGGGCGTCACATCGATGATGACCGCGCCCGTCGGCTGTAGCCAGTCATCGCCCAGCTCCGGGATGGAAAACCAATCGTGGGCCGCCTGGGCAATCGGGTGGACCCGGTCACCGTCCCGGTCAAACACCGTCACGGACAGCGTCATCACCGGATTCCGAACGTAGGTGTACTGCACATCCAGCGGAAACCGCGGGTCGCTCGCGGGCACCACCTCACGGGTCCGGCGCAAGCTCCCCGGCTCCGGCGTNATGGCGATCCACTTGAACCCTACAAACGGGTACGGCGGCACCGGAGCATTCTGGTCGCGCTCGATGATCGCCGTTACCCCAAGCGGCTGCAGGTGTGCCCGCAGGCCAGTAACAATCCGGGTTTGGAGGGCCGCCATGTCGATCATGTCGACCCCTCCCGCAGCCGCTTGGCAACGTAACGGCGGATGTTGNCCACCCGGTCGTAGTTACGGAGTTCCCGGAGTTCGTAGGTGGCGCCGTNACGCTGGAACTGGGTGCCCAGCGGAAGGTCCACGTGCCCCTCCACGATGACCTTGACGTCCTCCGTCGTGAATTGGCCGGCCTCGTAGAACTGTAGGTCGTAGGCCGTCATCGGCAGGATGGTGGCGACGGCCCGCACCGTTTTGGGCGGCTCGCCCGGCACCCATCGCCCCATATCGTCGTAATAGCCACCGGTGCCCGGTACGGTGAACTCCACCTGCTCACCGAACTGGCGGGCCATAAAGCCCATGTCGAACCGCATCACTGCCGCCGCACCACCCGCAGACGAATCCCTTGAGTCGTCTCCAGGACGCCCGTCTTCCCGATGAGCGGCCGGGCATGACCTTTCAGAACGATGGTGAACGGATCATTGGGGGCAAAGTCAGTGCCCCGGGCCACACGCTCAATGACGGCCTCCTGCAGCACCCGGCCGATGGCTTGGGCCGCTTGGTACGCGTCCGTTTCACCTTCCATCATCGCGGCGATGTGCTCAGACGCAGCCTCCGCAACGTCGTCCTCACGCTCATCCAACGTAGCCCGGAGAAACGATCGCTCCGGGATGCGGAGGCGCTCGCCCTCACGGGGCAAAGTCTCGGTCGGGGCTCCATGCTCGCGAGCTAACATCCGTAGGTGCCTGTAGACCTTGGCATCGACCGGAATGTCTACACCAAACTCGTTCATGGCCCCGATGTTTACGAGGGACGGGGCATCCTCAAAAATCCCGACATCAACCTTGCGGACCTTCAGCCGATTCAACTGGGCCAGCACCTTCGGGATGCGGTTGACATCCTTGACGACCCGAGCTCCGCCCTTGGACATCAGCCATACCTCCGGTATCGGTCCAGGATCCGCTGCACNGGCNTNGGNAGCCACTCCCGCTGCTGGTCNAACTGGACCCGGATCTGCTCGACCCAGAAGCTCTGGACATCGGCCGGCATGCTCCGACGGCTGTACCAGCTCATCACCGTCGCGATGCAGGCCTCCTCCAGGTCATAGGGCAGATCCCGCTCGCCCATCCCCTTGCGGGCCTGCTCGGGCGTGATGTAGCCGGCTTCGTACACGACCTCGACCGTGAGCCCAGGGCCGCCTGGCCATGAGCCGCTTCGCCGGATGAGCCGCCCTGCTGGAGCGTCGACGTCGTACTCCTCGGGCGAAACCGGGATGCCGTCAGCAGTCACGCTCTCCACGCGGATAACGGGATACAGAGGCAGAAGTAGCACCGGACGTCCGGGCCCTTCGAGTCGGTCCGACCTCTGCGCCCTGGCAAAGTCCCGGTCGCAGTAGCTACGGATGGCATCGCTAGCGCTGTTGATCAGGCGCGCCAACACCGCGTCCTGACTCGTGTCGCTCGGGTCCAGACCAAGCTGTTGTCGCACCGCCTCGATTGTCGTGAGAGCGTGTTCCGACAACATCCCTTGCACCTCAGTTCTTCTTCCTCCGCCCCCGGGTTACGGCTGGCCTGGTGCTGGCAACCTCTACCGCGGGCTGGGTCGCAATCTCCTCAGTAGACTCCATCGGCTCGGCCATTCCGCGCTCGATNAGCCGCTGGGCCGTAGCCTCGTCGCACTCGATCACGTCCCCTGGTCGTGCGTCCACCGTGGGACCAGCCAGGGCAGTCAGCAACCGCACTCGCATCATCTCACCCCACAGGGGAGGGCGGGGACTTTCCCCGCCCTCCGTCGGTCAGTTTCTTAGCTCTCGGGGTGGACAAGCACCTTGACGGCCTCGGTGAGGATCAGGCGACCATCCACCCGCTGGTACGCGCGGAAGCCCACCTGGCCCGTTTTCGCGAACAGCTCACCGAGCCTCTGAATGAAGCGGCCCCGACGGTCGACAATCCAGTAGTAACTGAAATCGCCGAACACCAGGGACCGGTTGCCAGCGCCGATCTCCGGCACGTAGTCGCTAGTGACGATGGGCCGACCCAGCAGGGTGTCCGGTTGCCCCTGAGACAAGCTGGGCTGCCACAGATAGCGGCCCTCGTTGTCCTTCAGCTTGCGCAGAGCCAGGACCGTGCTGTCGTTAGCCAACCACGTCGCCCGCCGCCGGTAGGGTCGCCGCAGCGAGTGGTAAAGGTCGAAAATCTCATCTGCGGCGATGGCCGTCGGCGAAGCCGCGATGTGGCCCACCTGCGCGTCGAGCACAACACCCCGCGGCTTGCCGGTACCATCCCCAACGAGGAACGCCTCTTCCTCCTTACGGCCCATGGTGCGCC